GCGTTTTCGTTCAGCTTCTGCTGGGCCTGCAAGAGAACCAAAGAAGTTGAGGGCGTAGTGCCAGGTGTGCCAACGGTGTTACCAATAGACTTGTACGCATTGGCCACGTCTGCATCAATAGAAGATGCCAACTGGCTGATACGAGGCTTTAACACACGCTCTGCAAAGTCATCCAACTGCATGGTCAATTCAGCAGATGTGAAGTTGACACCGATGTGCTTTTGGCTGGCAACGGTCAAAGTGGTGAACTGCTCGTTGTCGTCTTGAACTTGCAAGGCGGCGCCGTCAGTTACCAGAGCGCGGTCAGGTAAACGGATACGCAGTGTGGAGCCAATTTTGGCGCCTTCAACTGCAAAAGAATCGTCGTATTGACGGTTCACGTTACGGGTGATCACAAGGTTGTTCTCGAGAATTTCGAGCGCTTTTCTTGTGATCATGTCAATCGTCAGAATGCTATTAGACATGTTAAATCCTTAAAAAAAAATTAGCGGATACGCTGCGCTTCCCACTTTTTCATCTGCCTAACACGTTCGGCTTCAATCCACTGCGAATCGGTCATGGTCTTGGTAGACCGTGGATCCGTAGTGTCATAGGCCGACACTCCTGCGGAGCGTGCTGTGACGGGTGAAATCGGCGGGGGAGCCGACGTTGTTTTCTTGACAGGAGGGTTAGAGTCCAATTTGGCCTCAATCTTCCCAATCTCTTTTGCCTGCAAAATTGGCGATAAACGAGCGATTCGTTCCGCTTCTTTGATGTTGGTTCCAAGGTAGTAAGCTACATCAGGCCCAATATCAGAGTTCTGGATTGACTCGGCCATCACGTTGGTAATTGGCACTTTGGGGTTGTAGGCGACTTGTTCAAAGTCGTCGTACTTGTCCCGCGCTGCTTCTTCACGGTCGTGATACTGCTCTAAGACTTCGGCTTGTTGCTTGGCCGCTTCGCGTCTAGCGATCAGTTCTTCTGCCTTTTGCAAGGTCAGTGCGTCGGGGGTGTCCTCCGCATACTGCTCGATTGGCGCTGGCTGCGTTTGCTTGGTTGCCTGATCTCTTTCCCATTTGCGCTGTTCTCTTGCGAGGCGCTTGCCGATCATCGCGTCGATGTCTGCTTGGGAGTATTTTTTCTCCGCAGCTTCGTCGGGTTGACTTTCAGCGACTTCCGGCGCAATTTCTGCAACTTCAGGAGTGGCCGTCACTTCCGTCGTCGGCGCGGAGTCTACTTCCGCTAGGGCTTGGACTTCTTCAGTCATGTGTTTGAATCCTGAGATTCCCTGGTGAACCGCACCAGTACGGGTTAAATTGTATCTGCTCCATTGTCAGATGCAACAATTATTTCAATTGGGGCTTGGACTTGTGGGGGTCTAACATCAACACGCACAGTGTATACCACGCCGTCTTCTAAATATGGTTCACAGTTAACAAGCATCTGGCTGGCGCTGTCGTGGCTTTTAAATGCCGTCACGGTGTAGCAACCGTGTTCTGCAAAGAACTCTGCATTGGGGCCGTCTGCTGAAAATGATGTTGTAGGAAACAAATCACGGTAATGGCCTACTGTGATATTGCCGTTGTCTATTTTTGCAATATTCATGGTTTATCCTAGTTATTTGGAAACGCCGCAGTTGGCGGTGTAAATGTTGCTGTGTATCGAGCAAAGCCTTTGGTGATGCGTAGGTCGTCTATGTAGCCGTTAAAATATGATTGAGCGCCATCCCAATTACCGCCACCAATACGGCTACCCAATTTACCCCAATCAAAAACTATACTGGAGGAGATTGTGGTTGATGCAACTGATGTTCCATCTCTATACATTACTAAACTTGTTCCATTGCGAACTACTGCTAAGTGATACCAAGTGTTTGATGAATTTGTAGAAGACGCAACCAAAGTTGGTGCGTTACTAATATCTTTAACAGAAAGACAAAACCTATCAATAGATGCCCCAGAATCAGCGTTACTATTTACTATTGAGAGTGCGCCAGCAGTATAGCCGCCGTTGTTGTTTCCAAAAATAAGAGGGTAGTTTAATGTTCTGCTTAATATGTAAACCCAACATTCAATTGTCCAATTTCCTGTACTCATGTTTAAGTTTGGGGTTGTAGGGCCACTAAGGTTGTCGCCATTCCCATCAAATAACATTGAGCCAGTACCATACTTCTTAACGCTAGTAGAAATCTGTGCGTTACCCACAGTTTCTAAGTCGTTCATCATGGCGTTGTCTAGGATGCCAGCATTGGTGTAGTTTAACAATAGTTTTGTATTGGTGACTGCTGTTAATGGTGCTGTTGGTACTGTTATTGTTGTTCCAGAATAGATACCAGTTCCTTTGATAACTCGCACATCATTGATGTATCCGTTAAATGGGAATGTGCCTGATGAACTTGCAACTAATACTGACCTTGTAGTTGTACTTGATGTATCAGAAACATTATTTGTTCTAACACCATTGACATAAACGCTTGTAGTTCCAGAAGTTCTGGATGCCGCAAAATGGAACCATTGTTGAGATGCCGCAGAAATACCTGTATTAATCACACTTCCGTTGTAATATTGGAATGTATTTGCAGGACTAAAGCCAATGTCTAGGTTGTTCATGTCGTTGGAAAAGAATACCAACCTTTGTGCCGCACTTGAAAGTGGGTAAACCCAACACTCAACAGTAAAATCACCTGTACTAAAACCAAAATCTGCGCTACTTGGCGTAGTCAAATAATCACCACTACCATCAAAGTACCCAGAGCCACCAATCACGCTTGTGGAGTAGGCAGTTGTAGGGCTAAATGGGCTGAAGCGTTGGACGCTTGGTGTACTGTTTACAGTAATTGTTTTTGCAGTTGTTGCAGTATTGGAATCAATAAATCTATTTACTTGGCAAACCAATAACTTTTGATTTGTTGTTCCTGTTGATAGTGGCGCTGTTGGCGGTGTGAAAGCCGATGTGTAAAGTGCAGTCCCATTCACAACTGATAGATTGGAGATATAGCCTTGCCATATACCGCCACCCGATGAGTTTGCGCCAATATAAACAGTATTGCTAGTGCCAGAATTAAAGTTTTGAGATGTTGTAGCAGTTGAACCTGATTGAACACCATTGACAAAAAGTTTTAATGATGTACCACTACGAGTTACAGCAACATGATTCCATGAACTTGTAACAACGCTTATAGTTCCATCAATTAAAAATCCGTTGTTTAAAACACTTATGACAGCAGAATTACCTGCGCTTGTGCCTAATAATAATTGCAATGATGCCGCAACATCACCACCACCAGTATGAAAAATTCGTCTGCGTGTTGAGCCATCCAATGATGAATCACCAGAGAAAACCCAACATTCAACAGTAAAGTCAGCACTTAAAGCAAAGTCAGCATTTGACGCAGTTGTCAAATATCCACTGGTCATGTAATTTGACCAGTTACTACCATAAGGCGTAAACGTGCCTTGGGTTGTATTTCCATTGCGGGTGATAGTAAAGTTATTTGTGGATGAGTCTAAGAACGTGTTGTTCTGTGCGCCATTAGTCCCATCGCCATGTAAGAGCATGGTGACGTACTGGAAATACGGATCAAGGATGTTAAATGCCCTTTGAGCCGCTGCACGAAGCATGTGATGCAACATTAAGCAACTCCAACAAATGCGGCATAAATAGTACTGCCAACTTTCCACAATTCAATGATGTTGTAGCCCGAAGTGGCCAGCGTTGGGGCCGAACCCGTTGCTGTTGCACCCACCCATGTAGGGTTTACAGTTGACCAAGTGACCGCATAAGCCGCGCCATCGTCAATCATCAAAGTCACAGACTGACCAGCGGTAAAACTGGTTGCAGCCGGTGTGCGGTTAGCACCCAAAGTAATAGTTTGAATACCACCATTGGCAGGGTTGATCTCAAAAGCCGCACCGTCAGTGATTGTAAAAACAGTCTCTTTTGTGCCGGTGATGGTCTTGTTTGTAAATGTCTCAGTACCGGCTAATGTAGCCAAAGTTCCCGTAGTCGGAAAAGTGACATTGGTCGCACCAGTCAAAGTTCTGGTGTACGCAAAGTTACCAGATGATGTGACCGTGGCAGCCGCATTGTTGGCCACACCAGTACCGCCAGAGGCAGGGCCGATTGCCGTAGTTGTTGATAAAGTAGTAAATGCGCCAGCAGCGGGGGTTGTACCACCAATGGCCATGTTATTTATCGTACCAGCAGTTGCGGGGTTAACCGTCAATGTTCCTGTGCCTGTAGGTGCAATAGAAATAGTTGCATTGGCTGGATTCATGTTAAATGCGCCATCAAGCGTCAAGTTAACACCACCACCACCGCCCCATTGCAAACAATTTGAACCGCCTGAAGTTCTTAAAGCACCACCACCAGAGCCTGAAGCATCAAAATTAGTACCACTAAATTTTGTATTAGCCGTAACAGTTGTGCCTGTAATAGCCGCTGGTGTTGTGCCTCCAATTACAGGAGGACTAGACAAATCAAGCGTGCCGCCTAAAGTCAAATTGCCAGATGTTGTGACTGTTCCAGATAAGGATATTCCATTGACTGTGCCAGTGCCACCAACAGAAGTTACTGTGCCTGATCCACTAGAACCGTTTGCGGCTGCTGTAATTCTGCCTTGGGCGTCAACTGTAATGTTGGCTGCTGTGTAAGAACCCGCCGTGACAGCAGTGTTGGCCAAAGCAATAGTACCCGCTGCCGTAATGGGGCCGCCAGTTAAGCCAGTGCCAGTACCAACGCTAGTGACTGTACCCGTACCGCCTGCGGAGATGTACTCTACGTCAGTCGCGCCGGTGTTGACCGCCAAGACCTTGCCAGCGTTTCCCGTGTAGGACGGCAAGATGTTGCCACGCGCTTGCGAGGCAGTCGATGCACCCGTGCCGCCATAAGACAAGCCAACTTCAGTGCCTTTCCAAACGCCAACAGTTACCTCACCTGAGTCGTTAATCACCACGCCAGAGTTTTGGATAATCTTGCCAGTTGTGCTGTCAAACCGAGCCACTGCGTTATCGGTGCTAGACGCAGGGCCAGTTACATCACCCGTGCCACTGGCAGTGGAATTGATTGTCTGGTTTGGCCATGTACCGCTGACAGTGACGTTAGTTCCCGCGACAATCGCTGGCGTTGCTGTGCCTGTACCACCGTTTGCGACTGGCAACAGGCCAGTCACGCCAGTAGAAAGTGGCAGGCCGGTCAAATTTGTTGCAGTACCACTAGACGGTGTGCCCAAAGCACCGCCTGGTGCGACATAGTCCGTGCCTGCTGTGGCCGCTGAGAAAGCCGAAGCGCCATTACCCTTAACAATACCAGTCAAAGTAGCAACGCCAGTACCGCCACGGCTTACCGCTAAAGTGCCAGTGGCTTGAGCCATAGGCACATTGGTTGCATTAGTTAGGTTAATAGCAGTGGGTGTACCCAAATTGGCCGTAGTCAGCAGGCCATCTACAGTGACCTTTTTGGTTGCGCTGCTTTGGACAAGGGGAATCTGTTCTGTGCCTGCCAGCGGCGTGGTGGCCGATGGCAGCGCGGATATTTTAACGTCTGCCATTGTGGCCCCTTATTCGTAAGAGATGGTCGCGCTGACTGTTCCACCAATAACGACATAAATGCCTTTATTGACGAACAAGCCTTGAAAGAAGTTGTGCATTGTGTTGCCGGTAGGCGTGAAAGTCGCCAAAACCACGGGGTCAGATGCGCTAGAAGCAGATGAGTCATAAACCGTGATGGTAGGCGTGCTAGAAGCGCTACTCACAAAGATGCCGTTAAGTTTGCCAGCGTCGCGCTTAATTTGGGCTGTTGCTGTAATGGCTGTGTAGTTAGACATGGTGGCTCCTTATGCCAAGAAACGAAGTTTGTATAAAGTTCGGAGATAAACCTCGATGATATTATCAATCAATTGTTGCAAGGTTGTATCACTTTTATCGCACACTTCATACCGTGCGGCCTCAACTTGGGCAAGTGAATCTTCCAAAAACTCAACAATATTAGTTGTTTTTTTAGGCGAATTCAATGTGATTGGCCCAATAAGTCCATGCCTGCCTTGATAGGTTTCAGCAAAATCATCAGCCACACCAATAATGCGTTCGTAGAAAATGTTAAGGGCTTGATGCTTAGAATAACTGCGGGTGTTCAAGTGAACACTGTGCGCTACGTCCCTTGCCAAAAACAACAGACCTAGAAAATCAGCGGCTTTCATTGTGGCATTCCTTGTTGGGGCATCATTTGCTCTTCTTCACGCACTGACGGCATCATCATAACTTGTGATTCCATGGCCGCAGCGACCACGCCCATGGCAATGTCTTGAATCTGCTCTTCGGTCATTCCAGCTTGAACTGCTGAAATACGCTTGGTTTCTGCGTCGTA